GTTTATTCTGCCTGGTACTGGTAGAGGACAGACAGGACTAGAAGATCAACTGCTCGCCTATGTTAGGGGAACTATCGCTACAGTCACCGGAACAGGAACCGGCGGCGCTTTTGAGAATCCTACTTCAACAGTTGTTGATGGGACTTACAATATCACTGGGTCAAACTATACTTCTTTCTTAGATGAAGCGTATGCAAATAGTACGACATATCCAGAAGGAACCTATGTAAAAGCAAACAACATAATTTATGTTGCTATCAACGAAGGTACAACTGCTTCATCCGGTACAGGGCCTTCTCACGAACATGGGGAAAAACTAGACGGTACTTGTAATTTTAGATTTGTATCCAAAGCCACACACAAAACTACTGGTAGTTCTGGGGCAGAGTTCACTGTTGTGATCTCTGGAAATGCCGTGTCTAGTATTACTATCACAAATGCAGGAACCGGATATTTCAAGGGAGAGTTCTTTGAAGTTCCTGCTACTGTGTTCGGCGGCAGTGGAACACCACCCGTAAAATTTAAGGTAGACACCATTGCAAGTGGTGAAATCGGGGACATACTAATCAAGGATGCCGGTACTGGTTTCAATGCAAATCCAGATATTCTTGTTAGGGCTAATGCCGCTGATACTATCACTACTACCGCAATACTAGAGACAAGAGTATCTGGCGGTGGTATTTCCTCTGTTCTGTTTACCAACAACCAACGAGGTGTTGGTTACAACAATCCTCCAGTATTAGACTTGAACCTTGCCAGCACAAGAACGTTTATTACTCGTGCTGGTACAGATGAAGACACTTTATTTGAATCTGTTGCAATTCCAGCTAGGGCATTGAACTCTGGTGAATTTAAAGAAGTAAAAATTGGGTCTTCAACTACTGCTGGTGGATTTAAGGTTGGCGATACATTTAAGATTTCCGAATCAGGAGATATCCTCGGCGTATACGCTAATGACTATTTTGCAGAAGACTACACTCTAACTGGAATTGATAACAACGGATACTTGAAAGTTGTTGCCGTTGGTGATGACGGATATCCAACCTCATTTGAAGTTCTTGCAGTTGGTGTGGGATATCTGAGTGGTTCGTTTGACTTTGAAATAACTTCAGCAACTTCCCAGACATGTATCATAACTTGTAAAACAGAATATAGTGCTTTACTCGCAGGGGTGTTCCAAGACGCTGGCAGTTTCTTGTCAGATGCAAACAAGGTATATGATAACAGAATTTATCAAAACTTCTCATACGAAATTGAAAGTGAGAGGGCACAGTCTGAGTGGAACGACTATGTTAAGAGGGCAGCACACCCAGTAGGATTTGGTGTATTTGGTAATCTACAAGTTAAACAGTCGGTTGACATGTCCGGCAACTTCACGGTTGAAACAGACGTTTACATGTTATTTAAGTATCCAGACATCGAAGAGATTCTGATACAAGACGCACCAGCAAAAGATGTTGGAACATTCCCAACCGATTCTTTATTCCCAGGCGAGGGTCTTTCTAACCGTGCTGGTGGTTTAAGTTTCTTCAATGCCGAAAAAGTATCAACAGATTCGGTTGGCATTGAGTCTGAACTTGGGCCATACACTGCTCAGGGTACTCAAGTTGCTAACATCTATGCAACTTCAGATGGAACTATTACCGGCGCCCCATATTTTTTCCAACACTCAGACGAAAATGACGATTACATTGAAAGATTTGCGGTTGGTGACTACTTCTTAGAAGATTATGTTCAGTTTGGAAACCCATTCAAAGATATTGAAAAGAATCTCACCACTGTCGAAACTGGTGAATACGCAATTGACTACTTTGCACACGATAGTGGTCGATACACGTTCTTGTTTGCAGAAACAACCGCAGAAATTTTCCGTATAGATGACGGGCCTGCTGTATTTGAGACTGAAATAACTGTTGCCGCTGATACGGTTGACTGGGCAGAATCCGTGCTCATATCATTTGTATTCTTCAGAAATCCAGTAGACACGTTTGATATTGCTGACAGTGCGCCAGTGTTTGAGGCGAATCCAAGACCAAGTGATACAATGAATGTCGCTGATGCAGTTTCTAAACTTGACATTGGCCGCATCCCAAGTGACACACCAACATGGGCAGACTCCACTGCATTTGATATTACCACTGCTCCTGCTGATACAATGGCCATGGCAGATTCTACTGCATTTGATGTAGTCTTTGGTACTATTGATGACACTTTCACTGTCGCAGATGCACCATCAACAGAACTCGGGCCAGTATTCTCTGATACGATGACAATGGCCGATTCTGTTGATAAGTTTGACATTGGACTTATCCCGAGTGATACGGTGGGTGTCGCTGACTCTATCAGTGAATTGGTGGTATCCGGAGCGCCGACAGATACGATGGACGTTTCTGATTCGCCCGCACTTGAAGTTGCTAACGTTGAAGCAGATACGATGGGTGTTGCTGAAAGTGGTAACATCATATCACAATCTTACACAGTTGATCTGACATACTTTGAAGGAGATTATGTGGCAGATTCCAGCTTTAATATCAGTTAATACTCAAAACTATTATAAATAATAAAAAAGATTCACAAGGCAAAATACTTCTAAAGGAGAAAACAATGCAACAATCTAATGCCTTTAAAGCTCGTGGTCATTTGACCATCGAACAGTTTGATAAGGACGGTAACCTTATTCACACAGACAAGACTACTAACGTTGTCGTAAATACTGGTCTCGCATATATCGCCTCTCGTATGAAGGACACAACTGCTACTGCGATGTCGCACATGGCTGTTGGTTCTGGTACTACTGCTGCTGCAGCTGGTAACACTGCTGTTGAGACAGAACTTGGCCGCGTTGCGTTGACCTCAACTACCGTATCAAGTAATGCGATTACTTATGTTGGTGACTTCCCCGCCGGTACAGGAACGGGTGCTGTAACAGAAGCAGGTATCTTAAACGCCTCTTCTAGTGGTACTCTTCTCTGCCGTACGGTATTTTCTGTGGTGAATAAAGCCGCAGCGGATACTCTAAAGGTGACTTGGACGCTGACAGTTTCAGACTCCTAATAGATAATTAGGGGTACGCCTGATGGCTATACTGATACGAGACCAGGCTAGGGTTCAACAGGCGAGGTCGTTCTACAGAGATATCTACAACGATAACGATAGATATTTTCTGGCGGCCTCCCGAACTCAAACGTGGACATCCGACACCGATCCTGATACGTCTTTTGACAATCGGGTGGACATGTCGCAGTTTCGGCGTGACATTCTTTTTGTAAAGAAAGTCCAAAACGCCGATGTGGCCATGCTTGCTCGCAGAATAGATTGGACTACTGGTACTGTTTATGACCAGTATGATGATGGGTTGAGTACAACAATCACCGCGTATTCTGGCGCCACTACTTTGTCTGCTGCTAACTTTTATGTTTTGACTGATGAGTTTAATGTATATAAGTGCATGAACAACAATGCAAGTGGTCAAAGCACAGTGAAACCAACAGGTACGGGCACTGAGATATTTGAGACTTCTGATAAATACAAGTGGAAGTTTATGTTTCAGATAGGTGCATCCGACAGAACTAAATTTTTGTCTGCCACATATCTTCCCGTCAGAAAAGTTTCCGGTGCAGGAGAACCAGATTTTGATATCAACGGACAGATTGATTCTATAGCAGTATCTTCTGCCGGTGTTGGTTACACTTCCTCTCCTACTGTTACAATACAGGGAGATGGTACTGGTGCGGTGGCAACAGCTACTGTATCCGGTGGTGCTATCTCCGCGATTACAGTAATAAGTGGTGGTTCTGGATATAGTTTTGCGGATGTCAAACTAACTGGTGGTGGATTTACAACAATCGCCCAAGCTGATGCAGTGTTGGGTACTACCGATTCACCAACCCTACAAACCGCAGTAGAGAATACTGCTGTTAGTGGGACAGTTGATAACATCCTAATCACAAACGTTGGTCAAGACTATGTGAACGGTGATGCTACTATTAGTATTGATGGTGATGGTACAGGTGCAGCTGCATCTTTGGTTATAAACTCAAATGGTAATGTAGATAGTGTTGCAATAACAAACCCAGGCTCTGGGTATACTAAAGCAACAGTCACTATCTCTCAAACCTCTGGTACTGGAACCAATGCGGCATTTAGGGTCATCATTTCTCCTTTTGGTGGCCATGGTTCAAACCCGCAAGAAGAGTTGTATGCCAGACGAGTGGGGATTACAGTTTCATTTGATAATGACACACAAGACTTGGTGACCGGAAACGATTATAGACAAGTGGGATTATTGAAGAATATCAAACCTTACGGTGCAACCACTTTGTTCAATGATGCTACTGGAAGCGCACAATATACAATTGGAACAAGTATGCCTGGGAGCTATGCTCCCGATGATAACATAACCACTACTAGTGGGGGATCATTTACTGTAACTCAGATTAGGGACGCTAATACAGATGGTACACTTGACACGGTATATCTATTACCTATCACAGAGGCAATAGGTGCTTCTGATACTTTAACAAATACTACACAAGACATCACTGGATTGACTATAAATAGTAGCACTCTTACAAATCCGGAAATCGCAGTTCATACGGGTGAACTGATCTATTACGATAACCGAAGACCAATTGTTAGAGACGATGACCAAGTTGAAACAGTGAAAATTATATTTACATTTTAGGGAACGAAAATGGCAATTAACTTAAATGTATCACCATACTATGATGATTTCGATGCGAACAAAAAGTTCAATCGGGTTGTGTTCAAGCCCGGCGTTGCCGTTCAAGCCCGTGAACTCACCCAGATGCAGGATTACTTTTATGAGACTATAAAAGATTTTGCAGACTATATGTTTGTAGACGGAGCAGCAGTTCGTGGTGCTTCGGGTGAACCAAACACCCTAGACTTCATCAAGATAAACGATGTTGACTCAGATGCAAACGCAGTATCAAATGACACTCTCTCTAATTATATTGGAGATATCGTCACTGGTGGAACTACTGGTATTGTTGCAGATATCGTAGACGTAAAAACTGGTATTCAGACAGACGCGGTAGATAAGAAAACCGTATACGTTCAGTATAGAAAAGGTAATGTGCCAGACTCCAGTGGTAATTTGTCTGGAGATGCAATCAACAAAAGATTTGATGCTGGAGAAACCCTCACTGTTACTTCATCGAATAGTGACAGGAACAACGATACCTTTGTCGTAAATGGTGATACGAGTCTTACTGATGCAGCCAAAAACTTTTATGGACAGGTAATTGACTTTTCTATTGATGAAGGTGTAATATACGCACAGGGCAAGTTTGTAAAACACGAAACTCAAAAAATCCGCCTTGATCATTACACTGCAAGAGTTAATTATTTCATTGGTGTTATTCTAAATGAGAACATTATCACTTCAGATGATGATGGCACTCTCCTTGATCCGGCGACAGGTGCATTTAACTTCAATGCCCCAGGCGCAGATAGAACTAGAGTAACCACCACTATTGCAAAAGTACCGTTTGCAAAAGAATATAGTACGAATACTTTTTATCAGTTGGGTGACTCTGTTGCTTTTGACACAAATGTTTATACTGTTACCACGGCAGGAACTTCACCCACTTCTGGTGGCGAACCCACTCACACAAGTGGCGCACAGACTAGTGGTTCAGTAGAATTTACTTTTTTCCAATTCCCAGATAACTTCACCGCTGTTTATAAAGTTGTAAATGGTTTCCTTCAGAAGAAGATAAATGAGGATGTTGGCGCACTTTCTGAGTTGGGTAAGATTCTGGCTCGCAGAACGCAAGAAGAGTCTGGTAATTATGTTATTGAACCATTTACAATGGAACTCATTGAACACCTCAGAACTGTAAAGGGAACTGACTTCAACACCTCATCAAATGTTTCTCATAGTTTGCGCGAATTGGTGAACCACAATGGCAATCTATACGAGGTTACAAAAGCAGGAACCAGTGCGTTTGGTTCTCCACCCGTACACACTGGAGGGACTGCTGTTTTAAGTGGAACGGTAGAGTTTACCCATAGGGGTGACTCATATAGAATTGATAATGACGGATATAGGTTTTCTAATAACCCCGATGATCCAGGCGATATAGACAGTCTTGTTGCAAAGGTATCGCCTGGCATTGCATACGTCGAAGGTTATCGTAGGGAATTCATTCAGAATACCTTTATAAAAATTAGAAAGGGAACCAGTACCAAAACCGAAGAAGCATTGGATGTAAATCTTGGATACGGTAACTACATTGATGTTGATGAAGTTGTTGGTGAATGGGATTTAGAAAATGGTTCTCTGGTAGAACTTGCTTACAACGGTAGTCTTGGTTCTCAGACGGCGCCGGCCGCTGCTTCTGGTTCGGGTAGTTCTACTGCTGCGCCATCTGCCGCTAATATTGTTGGAACATGTCGAGTAAGAAATGTTCAGTGGTTGAGTGGAACGGTTGGGGCTGCAGCTTGTAAGTATCGTATCTTTGTTTACGATGTCAAGATAAACAAGGGCGACTTTGAGGACGCTACATATTTACATCATTCCGCCGGTGCTACAAACTCTGCATTTGCTGATATCGTGCTCTCCGGTGGGGCAACACATGCAGCTGGAGGTAAAGCAAAACTCAAGGGACGCAGACAGAATCGTATGGTGTTCCCTTGTCCGTGGCAAGCAACAAAAACTTTGTACGCAGCGGGTGGTGGTACTCTTGATACCGCATACTTCTATCGTGAAGAATTCAATGTGCAAACACTCGCAGATGGTACATTCTCACTTAGTTTGACATCTCTAGGATCAGAATTTAGTTTCCCATTTGGTTCCACTGCGACACAGGGACAATTAGATGCCGCTTTGTATGTGGTGAACAACTCTGCTACTGCAAAGACCATCAATAGTGCTGCTTACAATGATGGCGATGTGATACGAATCACACCATCAATGGTTCTAGGAACTTCTACCACTACTCAATTGGATTTTGATTTAGGTACGGTAAGTGCCGCGGTTGACCTTTACGTTCAAGTAAAAGTAAAAGTAGTAGATGCTCCGCCAGTAACAAAGAATCTAAACAAAAACCGATATGTAAAAATCCGAACGGTTGACGCCGCGAATGGAGTGAATGGGCCTTGGAGTTTGGGTCTTACTGACGTTCAGTCAATTGAGGCAGTATACATTGCTGATGGAAGCCGCCAAGGTGGATATCTTGATGACAGTGATAATCCAGTAGACTTCAAAGATCAGTTTATACTTGACAACGGACAACGAGATAATTTATACGGACACGGACAACTTGTTAAGAAAGGTAGTTCGACAACGGACTTGACTGATAAAATTATTACAGTCAAACTAAATCATTTTGATCCAGATTATAGTTCTTCAAACGCAACTTATTTTGCCAAAAATTCTTATCCGGTAGATGATACTGGTGCAACTGGTATCTATACTTTTGAAATTCCTATTTACAGGTCGCAACTTCTTGGAAGTATTGACTTACGAGACGCGATTGACTTTAGACCTTTTGTTAAAAATACTGCTGCCTCAGCTTCTACTCTTGCTGGCGCAACCGAAAATCCATATAGGACTGATAAGTTAGACCTACCTAGTGGTGGTGTACACTTCCCGATTCCTTCTACATCATTTAGTACGGACGTAGAATACTATCTACCTAGAACTGATAGACTGTATCTTACAAGGGGCGGCAACATTCGCGTTGTTGAGGGTGTATCCGAGATACCATCAAAACCACCTATCATGAAAGCTGGTATGCAAATAGCAGAAATTCGTATTCCACCCTTCCCATCTGTTTCTAAGAAGGTTGGACAGAAGTTTGGTAGACTTGAAAGTGCTTCTACATTCTTCTTGAAGGGACAAGATCGCCGGTACACCATGAAAGATATCGGTTCAATCGAAAAAAGAATTGACCGACTAGAATACTATCTTGCACTGTCTCTTATGGAGATGCAAGCTAAAGATAAAGTTATCTTGGACGCAAATGGCAACGACAGATTTAAGAACGGTATCTATGTGAATCCGTTTGATAGTGATCTGTTGAGTGACATCGCTGACCCAAGTTATAACGCTGCTTATCACTCTATCAAAAAACTATGTGAACCAAACTACGATGAATCTGAGATTAGTTTGATGATTAATCCGGATCATGATAGTAGTAACTGGGCTTTCATGGGACAACATATTACTCGTCCATACGATAGAGTTGGTCTCTTTGAAAACCGTTTCGCGACAAAGACGCGAAATTTGGTTGGAGAACTTTTATTTAATTTTATTGGTAAGATGGAACTATTTCCACGATCTGATAATTATCCCTCTACCAATACCCCGATGACACCGATGAATCTAACCGCTAGTAATCAAGCGGATGTTCAGGCTATTGCTGCCAGTGTAAATGCTTCCAAGAATGTGACGGGAACGTCCACTACTTTTGAACAGGGAGCAGCAAACGAAGCAGGCCAATTTGTTGCGGGTGCGAAAAGATCAGAAACCGACACCGTAACATTTGCACCGGCCGCCGACTCAGATGGAAAATTCAGTGATACTGCTGAAGGTATGATTATCGGTGGTCTCCCCTCTACCATGACCACGCCAAGGGCTAGAGGCGGTTGGTTTGAAGAGATAGAAGAGGGACGCAATACCACTACTGTAAGTGGTGAAGTTGTAGTAAGTGGTTCATATGATCAAACTGTTGAGTCACAAGACAT